TGTCTTCCCGGCAAAGACCGCGGCCAACGCACGGCGCTTCCTGCGCGATCTGGAGCGCGCCTGCCCGATCCGCATCCGCACCATTCTCACCGACAATGGCAAGGAGTTCACCGACCGCCTTTTCGGCCTGCGCAAGCGGACTGCCACGGGAGAGCACGCGTTCGACGCGCTTTGCGCCGCCCTCGACATCGACCACCGCCTGACCCCGCCGAAGTCGCCGCAGACCAACGGAATGGTCGAGCGCTTCAACGGCCGGATCGAAGAGGTCCTGCAGAGCCACCATTTCCGATCAGGCGAGGACCTGGAGACCACGCTCCACCGATACGTCTGGCTCTACAACCAGCAGCTCCCGCAATCAGCGTTGGCCAGCAAGGCGCCCTTGCAGGCCATGAAGGACTGGCACAAAATCAAGCCAGAGCTGTTCAAGAAACAGCCATACTACCTTCTTGGATGTGACAGCGCCAGTGGCGCACCACTTCCTCGGTGATCGGGGCGCGGTCCATGATCTCGGCCACTTCACCCATGTCGAAATCCGACGCGGTCTTGCGCACCGCCTTGAGCTTGTCCTGCACGCCCAAATCGATGACGAAGGTGCGGGGCGGCACCAGATGACCCGAGGCGATCAGCTCGCCCAGCCGCACCTGGCCGGCGACATTGTCGAAGACCGCGCGCAGCCCCTTCCTGTCGCCGCGGTTCGGGGTGGCCGTGACCCCGAAGATCCGGGCATCGGGGTTGGCACCGCGGACGCGGTCGATGATGCGACGGTAACTGTCGGCGACGGCATGATGCGCCTCGTCGATGACCAGCAGGTCCAGCTTCGGCATGGCGGCCAGGTTGGCCTCGTGTGCCAACGTAGGCACCATGGCGAAGGTCACCTGGCCGCGCCAGGATTTGGTCGTGGCATCCAGCACCGAGGTGGTCACGTCCGGATTGACCCGGGCGAACTTGTTGCGGTTCTGCGCGGTCAGCTCATCACGATGCGCCAGCACGCAGGTCTTGGCGGCGCTGGCGTCGATCAGCTCTCCCGCAACGGCAGAGAGCATGATGGTCTTGCCCGCACCGGTCGGCGCGATGCCGAGCGTGTTGTCGCGGGTGCCGAGCGCAGACAGGCTGCGCTCGACAAAGAGTTTCTGACGCGGACGAAGGCGCATGGCAGTGACCCTCACTCGGCCCAGCTGGGACGGCCGGAAAAGCCGGGGCTGGCAGCAGGAGCCTCCGCGGGCTGCCCGTGCTGCGCTGGTGCGCCGTGGCCCTGCGTCGGCGTCTGCGGCTGGGGTGCCGGCGGTGTTGAATACGGCGCCTGCGTTCCGGCTTGGGGCGCATATTCCGTCCCCGGTGCCATCGGTGCGGTGTCATGGCCCATGAGCTGCGCATAGTCGCGGTGATCGGGCATGACCGCGCTCTTGATTTCGTTGCGCTCTTCTCCGCTCGCGTCCTTGCCGACATCGATGCGGGCGACGAACTCGATCCCGTCGAGATCGGCAAAGCCGCTGATCCGCCGCGCTGCCTGCGCCTGCGCCGAGTTGTCCTTGTCGGAAATCCCGCGCGACGAGTTCAGCATGCCGCGGACCAGGCTGCGCCCCATGTTTGCCCAGTTCGGGCCGTTGGGGCTGTAGAGCCCGATCAGCGACCAGATCTTGCGCTTGGCATAGGGCCCCTCGAGCACCGTGTATTCGGCATCGAGGTAGACCGCGCCGGTGGAGGCCCGCTTGGCATAGCCGCCGGTCCAGCCTTGCGCGGGATCGTCGAACCCGCCCGGGCGGATGGTCAGGCGCACCCTGGCCAGCGTGCCCTTGGGAATGACGTTGCTGTTGGTTTGCGCGTCGTTGAAATCGTTCCAGAGAGACATGTGTCTGGTCCTTTCAGGTCGAGGGATTGGAATTGGGGGTGGCCTGCGCCTTTGGCGGCGTCGGAAGCTGGGGCGCCTGGTAGGTCAGCCGCCGCTCCTCGGGGACGAGCGGGCCGCGGATCTTCTCCATCAGCCGCCCGAGATGGGGCGCCTCGAGCATCTCGAGCCGACCCGAACGGTCCTTGGCCGGATAGCCCCAGGGGTTCAGGGTCTGGCAGACGAAGCCGCGTTGCAGCGTGCCATCCTCGGCCTTGAACTCGGCCATGGTGATGACCTGATCGACGATGCCCGGCAGCTCGAGCCCGGTCTTGGATCCGTCGATCTGCGGTTGGAAAACCCGGCGATTGAAGTCGTCGAGCTTCTCGTCGAGGATCCCAACGAACCAGACATTCTTCGCCCGCGTGTGCTGCAGGTGCGTGAGCCAGGCGATCATCTCGCGACCGTGCAGGCCGTAGGCGCCGCGCACATCGGGCTTGCCGGTCTTCTCGGAATGGGCCTCGGGCTGGCCCTTGCACCATCCGAAGCACAGCCGCCCCGCCACGGTGATCGAGTCAATGAACACCGTGTCGTATTTGACCAGCGCGGCCGGATCGCCGAACTTCGCGCAGACCGCGTCGTAATGGGCCTGGCTGTAGGACTGGTCGGAGCGCAGCGCCGGGTTTGGCCCGCCGATGAACACCGCGAAATCACGGCACTCGGTCCAGGTCCGCGGGCGGATCGCATCCACGCCCAGCCCTTCGACGGCCAGATCCCCGGCCTCGAGATCGAAGAACAGCGTGGTCGCGTTCGTCAGCGTCCAGAGCAGGCTGGTCTTGCCGATCCCCGAGCGGCCGAAGATCACGCCCTTGATGCCGCGGATTTCCGACAGGCGTTCGTCGGCGGTGACGATGGGAAGCGCGCCGGTCATGACAGCACCTCCTGGCGCGTCGGCGCAGCGTCGGTGCCATTGCGGGTCACGGTCGCAAACAGCGCATCCAGCCGGTCGGCCTCGGTCAGGCATTCGATGCCCTTGCGCCGCATGAACCGCCGCGCGTCATCGAGCAGGTCGGGCTCGGCGATCAGGTTCGGAACCGCGACGTATTCCTCGGCGCTCTCCACGAAGTACGACTTCGAGCGCAGATCCTTCACCAGCGGCGCGAAGGCCGCACACACCTCTGCGAAATCCGCCTGAGCCATCCCGTCATCGCGGTTGCGCAGGATGCGCTTGACCTCGGAGATGATGCCGGTGCGCAGCATCCGCAGCGCGCCTTCCTGCCGCGCCTGCGTGCAGGTCAGCGGGAAAGCCGCCTCCATCATGTCATCGGCGATCCTGGGGGCGTTGTTGCCCAGACGGGATGCGTAATCCCGGACGCGTTCGGCAAAAGCCGCTGATCGGCTATCGAGCATCGATCCACTCCTTGATTGTTGTGAAAGCTGTCGACCCCTCGGCGATGGCCCTGGCATCGAGGTCGTGAAACGGGGTGTCCCTGGCCTCGCGCATGCCTTGCCGCGCCAGAGCGAGGTTCTCGTCCGTGGCCCATTCGGCAAAGGCACGGAACGTGCCGGTCACATGCTGCCAGGCCGCTTGCGCCGGCGTCGGCGGGACATAGAGCGGGTTCCGGCGGTTGGGCTTGCGCTGAGGGCGCAGTCCCCGCATGGCGGCATCCGTGACCATCTTGCGCAGGGCGGTGCGGTTCGGTTCCTCGCCACGCTCGAGCCGCTCGTCGAGCGTGCGGCGGACGATGCCCGGGTCGTTTGTTTCGGCATCGCGGAGCTGACGGGCTTCGTGGATCTGGTCGCGGCGCAGGCCGAGATCGGCGGCGGTGGCGGGACGAACATCGTTGGAAACATCAACGATGTCGGTGCGCACCGATCCACTCGCCACCTCGCCACGCGCCTGCGCCGCATCGTATTCGTCGGCAAGACGGCGCTTCGCAGCGGCTTCGATTTCGAGCGCATCGGCCTGGGCACGGTGTGCGGCGGCGATCAGATCGTCATGCGCGGCCTTGGCGCTCTTCATGCGTGCGGCGCGTTTCGCCACGTCATAGGCCAGTCCGGCTGCCTCGCGCGCTTCCAGAACCTCCGCGGCGGTCTTGGCGCCCGACAGCATGGTCGCGGCGCGCTCGATCAGACTCGGCAGGTCTCGGGAAGGGTTCGGGATGTGGGCCAGCGCAGTCATTGCGCGGTCTCGTTCGGCTCGAGCGCAACCTTGAGCGTGCCGGTCTTCACAGTCCGCGCGGGCTCGAAACCGGCACGGATCGCGTCAGGCCATGCTGCGTATTTGCGCTCCGGCACCTTGAACGCGATGTCGACATACTGCGCGGGATCGTCGCCCGCCGCGCGGATGCGCTCGACCATCGCGGCCAGCTGCGCCTGGTCCCAGTCGACGCGCTTGGGCAGATCGGCCACGACGGTATACTCGCCATCGACCAGCCGCACGGTACCGGTGTCCTTGCCACAAGCGCGGCGGGCCTCAGTGGCGCGGGTGGCATACCGCACGTCCAGCGCCGTGTGGAAACGGGCAGTGGCCGTCTTCAGCTGCCTGGCAGCCTGCGTAAGCTCTGCCTGCAGGCATGCCAGCAACTCGACCGGCATCTGCGCCAGCTCGCCAGTCGGCATGTTGAGCATGTCTTCCAAGCTCGAGGTATTCTCGGGAAAAGGCATGGATGTGCCTCCTTGGTCGGCGAGTGGGGTATGGACGGGGAAGCTCATGCGGCCTGCTCGTCGAGGAGCAGCGCGGACAACGACGCAGCGGCGGCTTTCGGCTTCGGACGGGCGATGGCGAGATAGGCGAACCGGTTCGGACCCACGCGCTCCTGCACGAGGTGCACGAGGCCCTGTTCGGCCGCGCGAAACGCGGCATCAGCCAAGCCGCGGACGGCCAGGCGCCGGTCCGCAGGCAGCGTCGAGACCGTCCTGTCCGCATCGACCACAAGAAACCCGCGGTGGTAGATCAGCGCATCACCGTCCTCGGCCTGCGCGACCCAGGCATAGAGGTCGATGTCGGCGATCCGACTGAAAGTGTCTGTGCCCCGCGTGGGCTTGGCCTGTCGGCCCGGTGTGAAACGCGCCATGATCATTGCACCACCCGCAGTGCAGCGCCTTGCGCGGTGCTCTCGCAACGACGAGTACTTTCGTAGGCCTCGACATCGGCCAGCTTGTAGACGACGCGTCCGCCGATCTTCACGAACGCGGGCCCTTCGCCTGTCCAGCGCCAGCGCTCCAACGTACGGGGACTGATCTGCCAGCGCTTCGCGAGCCGCGCCTGGTTCAAGAACTGTTCTGTCATCGACCTCTCCAGTGTGTCTGTGTCTGGAAAGGGGATGCCAGTTTTCGCGTACGGGAACGTCCCACAGGTGGGATGCATCGCACGTTTTTCTAAACTGCTAATTTATCGCAGAAATCTGCCCACCTCGCCCTCGGCGCAGACAAGCGCATACGAGTGCAGACCGGATGCATACCAAACGCAGACAAGCCGAGCGTGCGACCTGCGCCGAGGCTGCGAATCAAAACGCCCGCCAAAGCGGCGGGCGGACATCGGGGGAGATCTGCGTCAGTGGCTCGTGAGCAACCAGATGACGAAACCCGGATCGAGGTGATACCATCCTCGCCGGCCTTCGGTCTTGCGCAACAGCCGCGACCAGTAGGGCTTGCGGCTGAACAGGCTGCTCAGCCGCTGCGAGGCTGACCCCACTGCGTTCAGAATATCGGTGTAATGCTGGTCCGGGGCTCCATCGCGCGTTTGCGCCAGCATGAACTCAAGCGCACGCGCTTGCGGCAGCGTGAATGCGAGCTCCTGCTCGTCGAAGACAAACAGCCTGAAATCGAACGCATTCTGCTGCGCGTCGGGCGCGTTGATCACCTCGCGCTCGAGCGCCTCTGCCCGCTCTCGACGGACCAGGAGGTCGACATGCGAAAAACTGATGCCATCACCGCCGCGCAGCGTCACCATTCTGGCCTCAGGCAGAAAGAGATGGGTGACGATGCCCTCGCCATCGCGGACCAGTCGGAACGCATCGCGCAGCGTCAGGTCTCCAAGCCCGGAAAAGACCGTTTCCTCGACGGGCAGAGATATGCCCAGAAGTTGGTGACGGTCCTCATCAGGCGGCGGTTTGAAGTTGCTTGATCCCGTCCTTGAACTCAATCCCCTGAATGACGTCGGGCAGACGGTTTGGCCCGTTGATCTTCCGCCACTTCTTCTTGGCTGACTTCATGAGTCGGAAGACCATGGCGAGGGCGGTCTTGCGGTTCAGGCAGCCCTTGGTTTTGCGGGTCCGGTTCCTGACCGTGGCGAAGACACTCTCGATCGGGTTCGTGGTCCGAATGTGCTTCCAGTGCTCGGCCGGGAAGTCGTAGAAGGCCAGCAGCTCGTCACGGTCTTTCACCAGCTTGGCCACAGCCTTCTCGTACTTCGCGCCGTAGATTTCGACGAAGAGATCGAAGGCGGCATTCGCCTCCTTCTTCGTCTCGGCCATCCAGAT